CATAAGATTGTTGGCTGCACAATGACACATGAATAGTGATTTACCAACACCTGTTCCAGCCATAATGACATTCAAGGTTTTATTTGGTAAACCACCCTTCGTAATCTTATTCATCATTTCAAGGTCAAATGGTAGTTTATCTTCTACAGTATTGTAGGACATAAATCTATCATCTGCATCCTCGATGAAGTCGTGACCAATGTGTTGGTCAAAAGAAACTGATAATGCATCTTTTAGAATATCTGGAATCTCACCCTTTTCTCTAGATGATGACTTATCAATAATCTGAATACTTTCCATAACTGCATTATAGATTGCTCTATCTTTACACCACTTCTCAGTTTCATCTACGAGAAAGTCGTGTGGAGTTTCCTCAGAGTTTTGTTTGCACTGATTGATAACTGTCATTGCATTCTTTATCTCTTCATCATTAACCCCAGATAAATCATTTAAGATAATACCTAAAGCTTCATGAGTAGGACACTCATTATACTTCATAAAGTAATCAGTAATTTGTTTATATACTAATCGTTCAGACCTATCTGTAAAGTAATCTTCCTCAAGATAAGGAATTACTTTTCTAGTAAATGTATCTGAAACGAATAAGTTTTTTAGGATTGATTCTTCTATTCTATTCTGCATCTTCTTCTACGACAATATCTTCATTTCCATATTTAAATTCTTTCTTTGCACACTCGTTTAATTGGTCTAAGATTTCTGGTGTAAAGTATGTTTCTGGATTGTTGTTAATGGTTTTACCAAATTGTGTTTTACCATCTGGTAATTCAATTCTTGTTGATGTTTGTTTGAAGATACCATACTTTAATGCAAGGTCAAGTAGACCATAATATCTATCTAAACCTTTATCATATGTTAATCGAACATCGACCATTTTGTTTTCAACTGTAAGTCTTGATTTCTGATTCTTACAATGAATGATATTACCAATGACTTCTGTTCCATCCTTTTCTTTCTTTTTAGAAAGATAGATGATTGAAGAGGCTGCATATTTCAATCCACTACCACCACCCATTTCTTTCTGAGGGAACATAGAACCAATCACATCATAAGTGTGGTTCGTTACTATCATCGGAATTCCAACCTTACCAAGTTTCAAAGTTAACACTCTGAATGTACCTTTGATGACTTGTGCTTTGGTCATGTCTCTGACATTCTTACCAGAGCCAACATCTTCTGTTTCTTTGATTGTTGATAACATACCAAGTGAATCTAAAACGAAGAAAAGTTTCTCATCACCCTTTCTTTGTTTTTCAAATCCATCGATGATGTTTACTGCTTGAGTTCTAAACTCTTCAATAGTTGTTACTGGAACTAAAAGAATACGACTTGTATCGATTCCTCTTTCTTCTAACATTTCTTGAGTCAATGCAGATTCAGATTCAAAGTAAACGACATTACCCTCTGGGTTGTCCTCTAAGAACTTCTGACACATTCCTAGTGCAAAGAAGGTCTTACCTGTTGCAGATTCACCTGCTAATGCAGTAATTTTATTAGATGGGATACCACGATAGATATCACCACTCACTAGTGCATTTAAAATATAGGAGCCTGAATCTATGTAACCATCGACATCACCTGCCACGATTCCATCAGATACAACTCCTGCTAACTCATTACCACTTGCTTTTGCAAGGTCTTTCAATAAATCCATAATATATTCCTCGACTTGTTATTCTATTATACTACCAATCCCTGTTCTGTCAACCATTTTCTATTGGCCATGTGTTGTTGTTCAACTAATTCTTTGTTTTCACCATTGTATACTACTGCATGGTGGTCTTCTATACTCTTGTCATTATAACATTCTGTCATGTCTGGGTTATAAATTCTTCCAAGTATTCTACCAAATTTTCCTTTCTCAGTTGACTCAACTAATACTGAATCATATTTTGCAACCCAGTCTTTGAAGTATTGTTTAGATGCAAGACCAAATTTCTTCTCTTCTAAATCTCTAGTTCTAGATTCTGGTGTATCTATTCCTGTTAAACGCACTCTACCTTTATATAAGATATCAAATCCTAAATGCAAAGTCACATCACATGTATCGCCATCAACCACTCTTGTAATATCAGCTCTGTAAATATGTGGGTTCATTTTCTCTCCTTAAGGAGACAAAACATCCCCTAATTAATTAAAAAAGTCTTCTAGGGACGACTGAGGTTCAGTCGACCAACCTATTTTTTCAAGTATTAATTTGAGAGGTTCAATGAATGACTTATCAAATTGTAAATCATAATCAATGTAGGAATGGAGTTCAAACTCCCTAGGTAAAGTATTTATAAAACCAATGACATTCTCTTTATGTGGATTAGGCATTTTAAGGTATAAGAATCTAATATTCTCACCACTTTGTATTGGTTCGAACTGCATATCTAATTCTTTTTCTCTTATCAAATGGTTGAACATTAATGATGCCCGAACATGCATTGGTGTTCCTTTCTTGTAAATTGATACTGAGTTTTCATATTCAATAAGATTGTTCACTCTTCTTGGGAATGCAATTTCATATGGGTCTAGTTCTTTGAATTCTTTTCTTGCATCTTCTACAAACTTATGTACAAGTTTTTCATCACCTTTCATGACAACTTTCAATGCATCCTCTAACTTACTACGAACCCAAGCTGGTGTAGATGACTTTGCAGTTTCAATACCCATCATCTTGAGTTTTGGTTTTGCAAGTCTAACACCTTCATTGTCATGAACATTAAGAATGTATCTTTTCTTTGCAGTCCAGATACCTTTATCTGCAATTACCTCACGACCCATAACCATCTTGTTCTGATATGCATTTGTATAATCTGCAAGTTCTTCATAACACTTATTGATTACATCTTGCATCTTACCATTTGCAACTTGGTCTAAAAACTCAATAGGATTCTTTGGTTGAACACTCTTAACTAATTCATCGAATCGTACATAGATTGAGTCAGTATCAATTGCAACAACATAATCATCATCTGTACCTAAAATGGTATTTAAGTACATGTTAACTGCCTTTTCAACCCATTTAATAGCTAGTTGACCACTACTTGTGACGGCCTCTGCAAGAGACAACTCAAAATACCTAAACCACTCATTACCAATTGCACCATAAGCACTGTTCAAAGAAATCTTACGAACCATCTGATTGTTATATGCAATTGCAATTTGACGATTTAGTTCTTGTCTTTTTTTAGGGTCATCTGTATCTTCAAATTCTTTTTGATACCCAATCATCTTATTCTTCCACAACACCCTTTCATCATACAAGTTCTCTAGAATCTCTGGAAGAAATCCTTGTTTTCTTTTACTAAATCTTGCACCATTAGGTGTTGTTGCATAATGACTCTGTACATCAACTTCTCTATTCAACATCTTATCTACAGACAAACTAATATCAGAAGACTCTACAGCGGTCTCTGGACTAATGTTATACTGCATAATCAAATGAGGATACAGAGAGTTTAAATCAAACGACATAACCCACTCATGCATTCCAACCTGTGGTTCTTTAACATATGCACCCATAAACTTTTGTTTTTTGGGTTGTCCAGTTCTTGATGGTGGAACAATAATGTTTTGTTGTTTAAGTCTATTGAATATTAGAATATCCCAGTATCTTACTTGTCTGAATGCATCAAGATAGTTACACTTTGCAGAGTAAGACATTGCAAGAAGTAATCCCATCAATCCTAGTTTGTCTTCTAGTTCTTCAACCAAAGTCACATCACGAACATTATACTCTAGGAACTTCTGATAATCTTTCTTATAGAAAAGATGCATTGCACCAAACTCTTCATAATCAATTTTACCTTTACCAAGTTCTATTTGACAAATGTTTTCTAGTTTATAACTATCTCTTCTTTTGAATGTAAACTTCTGATAAAGTTGCAAGTAATCTACAACCTCAACACCAGTTAGAGTATAGGCTTGTTGTTTCTTACCAAAGGTATCCCACTCACGAACTGTTGTAATGTTCCAAGGTGATAACTGGTCTGCAACTGTACTTCCAAATAATTTGTTGAATCTATTATAAAGATATGTAATATCAAACTGGTCAACATTCCATCCAGTAATAATGTCTGGATATATCTTTTTATATTCTTCTAGGAATGTTTTAAGAAGTTGTTTCTCGTTTTGACAATGGAAGTATTTGATTGATGGGTCATTGTGTTCCCATGCTTGAGTTCCAAAAACATACTTGGTATCTTTACCAAACATCTTAAAGGTAATTGCATTGATTTCTTCTGCAGCTTCTGTTGGTTCTGGGAATCCATTCTCACACTCACACTCAATATCAAGATTCATTATACGAATATGTCTCATCATCCACTCAATATCTTGAGGGAAGTATTCTGCAATGTAGGCGTAAGGATGTCGTTCTATTCCATGGACATCGAACCCTTCAACATCTTTCCACTTCTCACGAAACTGTCGTGCCTGTGCAATAGAATTAAATTTCTTGGGTTCTAGGTTTTGTCCCCTTACAGAACGAAAGGATGAATCCTTATTTGTTGGAACATAGAAAGTAGGTTTATACTGTACTTGTTTTTGAATGTACTCTCCATCCTTGAACTCACGAACAAGGATTAAATTTCTATGCTGATAGACATTTGTATAAAAGTGCATATAGTTATTATACTACTATATTACTTTTTGGTCAATGAAATGTTTTTGTAGATTTGCTATCTTATCTTCTGCTTCTGCAATTTTAGCTAATTGCAAATCGATAGATTCAAGTATCTCTGGATGTTCTCCAATACCTGCTGGTTTTTCAAGATATATTTCAATATTCATCTTTGCTTCAGCTATAACTCCTTCGTATTTGAGAAGGAGTGCTTTTACTATTCTTGTTTTCATTATGTGACTATTTTTGGTTCTGGTGGTGTAATTACCTGTCCAGTGATTGATTCGTATTGATTACGAAGTTTTTGCTCTGGTTCTGCTGTAAACACAATGTTCTTATGATTAACAAGAATTGTTTCTTTGTCTGCCATAGAACCATAAGGAACTAACTGAATGTTAAATCCTTTTTCAGTTTGACTCATAAGAATTCCTAAAGGATTCTTTAAAGTTACTTGAGATTCACCTTCATCAATATATTCAGTTACAATTTCTTCACCTGTAACTAATTTCAAATATTTTATATTCATACTTCCTCTAACATTGTCATTAATCGTTCTGCACGATTAGTAACTTGGTTATACCATCTAGAATCTCTTCCTTCAACTGCAGCTTGTTTCCAATCGTTGGATTCAATTGCTTTCTTGAAGTTTTGAAATTTAGATAGTCTTGTCATACCCATGTTAAAGGTCATGTTAACTAAAACTCTTTGAACCTCATCTGGATAATTTTCTAAATCTGGATAAAGTTTTCCACATTCCTCTACATGTTCTGCAAAGTCATGTTCCCATACTTCATCCACTCTTTCTTCTGATACTGGTGTATCAACTGGTTGACCAAACTCTGGGTCAGATTCTTTTACTAAATGCCCTATTCCAAAGGTTTCATAACCTAAGTGGTCTTTGTAGATTGCATAAACGACACCTTCGTCTCTTATGATTTCTTCTTTTAATTTACTTGGATTCTTTATATTCATCTTTGAGTAGTTCCACGGCCTTATCGCCTTGTTCTTTGAGCATTTCAATAAGAATGTCACCCATGATTTGATTAAACTCTTTATCATCTGATATCGTGTCTATCATATCGTCTGGACATTTTCTTACTGCTCTAGTAAAATTTATAGTAGGTGCTTCTTCTCCTTCTACTGGAAGGAATTGAACTTCACCATAGGTATATATGACTCCTTCATACTTACCCTCAGTTATTTCTATACCATTCTCGCCGTCAGTTGAATTGACGACAAGTTTGTATTTTGGTAAAGACATTACTGTGCCTTATGAATCTGATTTACTATTTTGGACTTAACTTCTCTAGTGTTAACTTTAACACCAAGTTCTTTACCCTTCTCAACTAATTGAGCCTTTGTAAGTGCAGTTAATCTTGCCTTAGAAAGTTTCTCTGTAGAAGGTTTAGGAGAAGATTTAGGAGAAGATTTAGGAGTTGATTTAACAACTTTATCTTCTTTATAGCTTTTA